TCTCAAAGAGAAAAAGAGCAATTCTGTGGAATTGGAGGTTTAGTTGAATATGCCCTAGAGTTAGTAAAAACAAGTAGTCTTATCACGAAAGCATTAAATTATGACATAAACAAAGGATCACTTATTAAGTGCTCACTACTTTCAGTTTTAGGTAGAGTAGGAACTCCAGAGATTGATAGGTTTATAGATACTACTTCGGAGTGGCATAAAGAAAAGTTAGGACAATATTTCGATTGGAATGAACAATGTCCAAAGTATCAAGTAAATGATATGTCTCTTTATTGGCTGCAAAAATTTAATATCTCACTTACATGGGACGAGTGGAATGCAATATTATTACTTAGAGAAAACTCTTCAGAAGTTAGTAAGTTTTATGGTTCACATAAGTCAAGGTTAGCAACAGTACTTTGTTTATCAAGTGAAGCTGTACTTAAAGATGAATTAGATAAAATTGCTGGAACTTATACTGTACCTTTTTAATATATATGATAAACAAAAGGAACAACAATGAACAGCGATTTATATTATCTTGTTTTAGAGGCTCTTTTAGATGAAGCTGAAATTAATGAGTTTAGTGGTGTAGGTGCAATTGGTGTCGTTGCGACACCTTTAGGCACAGGTCCTACAGGAAAAGTTAAGTACAGAAGTGGCAAAAGTAAAAGTGACTCAGACTATAAGAAAAAAACAAGATCTAAAAAGTCTAAAACAAAATCACCTTCTTTCTATCTAAAAAATGGACCGGCAAAAAAAAGGTTGCAAGAGCAAAAAGCAATTGAAATGGAAACATTATTGCATAATGCTGTTGAATTAGTTCTAAGTAGTTATTGAAATTAAAAAAAACAAAATTAAAATTTAACGTGTAAATTTAAAACAATCATTATATAATTCATCATGATTGGTTCAAACAAATAAAATTAATTATTACCAATTAAAAATTAAACAATTAGGAAGGTATTATTTATGGCTATCGATTTAGCAGCAATCCGCAAGAAACTTAATCAAATTAGTGGACAAAACTCTCGTAAAAACGTTATGTGGCGACCAGAAGAAGGCTCTGAGACAACAGTTCGACTTATTGCTTATCCAGACAATGATGGGCAACCTTTTAAGGAGCTTATGTTTTACTACAACATTGGAAACAATCCTGGCTTGTTGTCCCCGTATCAATTTGGAAAAGCAGACCCTATTCAAGAGCTTATTACTAAGCTTAGAGATGAAGGATCTAAAGAGTCTTATGAGTTAGCAAAGAAGCTATATCCAAAAATGCGATGTTACGCTCCAGTTATTGTTAGAGGTGAAGAAGATAAAGGTGTTAGACTTTGGGCATTTGGAAAGCAAGTTTATCAAACATTATTAAACTATATGTTAGATGAAGACTACGGTGACATTACAGATCCTACTGAAGGTCGTGACGTACGTATTACTTGTACTAAAACTCCAGGAAAGATGTGGGCTACAACAGATGTTCGACCAAGAGGGAAAGATACACCACTTAGCGAAGATAGTAGTAAAGCAAAGAAATGGTTAGATAATATTCCCGATGTAAATGATATGTTTGAACTCAAGTCTTACGAAGAGTTAGAAAGAATTATTAACGAGTGGCTCAGCGGAGACGAAGAAGACAGTAAACAAACAGAGACAACACGCGGCGGTTCTTCTAACAGCTTCAATAGTACGACTAGCTCAATATCTAATGATGACTCACCAGACGCAATTAACAGCAAATATAATTCACTTGATGACGCATTTGCTGACCTTGAAAGCCTTTAATCAGAGAGAATTAAATAAATGGCAAAAAAGAAACCTAAAGAACCATTAGACGACTTTACGTCAGATCTAATTAAATCATTAAATAAAGAAAGAGGTTCTCGAGTTGCTTATAATCTTAGCACAGATGAGTCTCCTACACATGTTAATAGATGGATTAGTACAGGATCTAAGCAATTAGACTATATTATTGCAAATCAAAGAGATGGAGGTTTACCTGAGGGTAGGATTGTAGAAATATTTGGTCCTCCTAGTATAGGTAAATCTCATATTGCAACGCAAATTGCAAAGTCTACACAGAAAATGGGAGGAATTGTTGTATACATTGATACAGAAAACGCAACTTCAGTTGAAAATCTTAGGTTGCTTGGTGTAGATATTACAAAGAGATTTGTATATGTTGACACCCATTGTACAGAAGAAGTATTATCTATTGCAGAGTCTACAATTATTAAGGCAAAAGCAATGAACAAAGATGTGCCTGTAACAATTATATGGGATTCAGTTGCAGCAACTTCACCAAAAGCAGAATTATCAGGAGATTATGATCAAAACTCTATAGGTCTACAAGCTCGAGCGATTTCTAAAGGTATGCGAAAAATTACAGGTGTTATTGCTAACGAAAAAGTTCTTATGGTTTGTTTAAATCAGATTAGAACTAAAGTAGGCGTTTTATATGGTGATCCTACAACAACACCCGGCGGAATGGCAATACCTTTTCACAGTTCAGTACGTATTAAGCTAGGAGCAGGCTCTCAAATTCTAAATAAAGAGAAAGAGCCAATTGGTATAAACGTGTCTGCAAAGACAATTAAAAACAAAGTATCAGCACCTTTTAGGAAGTGTGACTTTGAGATCCACTTTGGCAAAGGCATTAGAGAGCATGAACAAGTTTTTGATTTGTTGAGAAAGAATGGACCAGAAGAAATTAATAATTACCACATTGAAGTTTCTGGAAACGGTGCATGGAAAAATCTTCTTGTTTCGACGTTAGACTCAGGCGAAGTAATTGTTGATAAGAAGTTTTATAAAGCTGAGTTTGATCAAATTATGAAGCATCCAGAGTTTGGACAATATGTCGATATGCTATTAGAAAAAGCAATGATTAGAAAAAACGAAGTAGATGATCCAGACATTGATCCAGAAAGTTATACAGAAATACAAGAAGTTGCTCGACAAGTTATGGATGTACACTCAGACGCATTTGAAGCACTAAAGTAATATGAACAATAAGCCTGATATTTATATTGATGGCTTAAACGTTTTTATGAGACACTTTGCCGCCAATCCAGCTAAGTCTTTAAACGGACAGTTGTGTGGCGGCATTTTTGGTATGTTAAGAAATATTCAGCATCTCACGGAAAAGTTTAAGCCTTCTAATGTTTTTGTTGTATGGGAAGGCGGAGGCTCTCCTAGAAGAAGAAATATTGACCCTAACTATAAACAAGGTCGTAGACCAATTAGACTTAATAGAAGTGAGTTTCATGAAGACATACCTGATACTCAAGAAAATAGAGATTGGCAACTTAAAACTTTAGTTAATATTCTTTATAAGACGCCTGTTACACAAGTTTACGTATCAGATTGTGAAGCAGATGATGTAATAGCTTATTTGACGTCGACCAAGTCATCGACTAAAAAATAATTGTAACTTCTGACAAAGATTACTATCAGCTAATAAGTAATAGTGTTAAAATATGGAGTCCTAATAAAAAGATTTTGATTGATGAAGACTATGTACTTGAAAAGTGGGGTGTAATGCCTAAGAATTTTTGTGCTACAAGATGTTTTAGTGGAGATCAGAGTGACGGTATTAAAGGTGTTAAAGGCGCCGGATTTAAAGTAATGACCAAGAGGTTTCCAGTTTTAGGTACGTGCAAAGATATATCCGTGAATGATATAATAAAAGAGGCCGGCAAAGAAGTAAAAAACGGCAGCAAGCTTAAGCTGTTTAAGAACATTGTAGATGCTTCAAATGACATCAATAAAAACTGGAAGCTTATGTATTTAGATTCTATGATGTTAAGTGCTGATCAAATTAAAAAGATCAATTATCAAATTGAAAACAAAGAAAACAGAATAAATAAGTTTGATTTGCTTAAGACTTTAAATAAGCAAGGTCTAAATGCTTTTGACATACACACCTTTCTGTTAACAATAAAATCTAGTTTAAGGACACAAACATAATATGAGCTTAGAAAAAAACTTTTCAAAATTCGGCAAACCTTTTCAAGAAAAAGTATTTCAAGGAATGCTAACAGACCCCATGTGGTCAGGACAAATGGTAGAAGTAGTCAGTCCAGACTATTTTGACTTGAAATATCTTAGCTTCTTATGCGACAAGTATTTTTCTTATTACAAGAAGTATAAAACTTTTCCAACACTTACAATTTTAATTACAATTATTAAAGAAGATTTATCAAAATCTAAAGATTCAATACTAAGAGATCAAATAATAGAGTATCTTCATCGTATGAAAACAAATCCTGACATTGGTGATCTACAATATGTAAAAGATAAGTCACTAGAGTTTTGCAAGAGACAGGCATTTAAAGAAGCGCTAGAACAA